GTTTTGTGAACTTTGAAATGGGTGATGCCTGGTCTCCTTTATGTTCTTCGCCCTCTCCATAAACATTGAAGTAACGAAATGATTGAATAGATGAAAACTTATCTAGATTGTCTTGAATGAAATAATCAATCTGCAACTTGGTGATCGCATAATAATTCAGTGGATTGATCTGCCCATTTGTATTTCCATAGACAGATGCAGATGATGCAAACTTTACTGGAATTTGATGCTCAATTGCATAATCAAACAGCATTAAAGTAAACGCAACATTGTGATGGTGTAGGGTGGAAATGTTACGTTCTGTTGTAGATGAAATTGCACCTTGATGAAGAATCAGCGATACTTTATCCCACTGATTAAACGATGATAAGAATTTAAACGCATTATCTTGTTCTACTTTAATTACTTCGTCATTTAATTTTTTCAGAAAATGTTTTCCAATAAAACCTTGAGATCCTGTTAGTATAATCATAAGATAAATATTTAAAAATATAGATTGTTATAAATGGCCTTTGGTCTATTAGGTTCCATTATACCACAAATTAATAGAAATGAAGTGCTTTATACTTCATTGAATAATAAATTGTCCATAGGAAAAGTATCGATATCGAATAAGAATTATAATCCATCTAAGATTAGAATTGGTATTACAACAGATAATATCAATGTAGAATATTTAGAATATAATAGATTCGTTAATTATGGCGAAACTTTTGAAACAGGGATATTATACTTAGGACACGGACAAAAAATAATAACAAGATCAAATATACCAAATGTAAATTTTCTATTTTATGGTGAAGATAAAAATGATACCTTCAACGCAGTAAAATCTGGATTTTTTAATTCAATTTTATCTACTAATACCACTACTAAAGTTCTTTATGTAGGACCTCAAAATTATGATGCTTATGTGACTTTATCTGTTTGTAATTTAGATTCTCTTCCATCCAAAATTAGAATTGGCATTTCAAATGCTGGTCTAAATGCCTTTGATAGTTCCGAATATATTGAATATGATGTTGAACTTGGACCGAATCAAACATACACTAGATCTGAAATAAAATTAAATGAATCTCAGTCGTTAGTCTGTTCATCAAGCCAAAACTCTAATGTCAATTTTGTTTGTCATGGATATCTGCAGTTCATTAATGGTTCTGGTGAGTTTGTTATTGATGCATCGAATCAGAATATAACATTCAGTACCACGAATATATCCAGAAGTGTAATAAATCAATTAAACGTAACTGGAATTATTACAACAAATAATTTTAATAATACCGGAATAGGCACTGCAGATAGATTTAACATCAATCAATTAACAGTAAATAATTTTAATAATACTGGAATAGGAACTATTAATGTTTTAAAATTCAATCAAATGAGTGGTCAAATTGGAACTCATATTATCGGATTTTCTACTGATAACACGCTATCACAGAGCAGCAATCAAAGAGTTCCTACTGAGGCAGCTACAAGACATTACATCGACAATGGTGCGGGAATATCATCTTCTAATTCTAAAATCTACACTTATTTCATAGGACAGAGTTAATATTTGACGAATTGTACACTCACATATATAATTGATATACACTAATTTTTAATCAATATTAGTTTACTTATGACTTTTACAGTTTATTCCAAAGATGATTGTCCATATTGCACAAAAATAGAGCAGGTGTTACAATTAGCAGAGTTGCAGCACGTTGTTTACAAACTGAATACAGACTTTACGCGAGATCAATTTTACGCAGAGTTTGGTCATGGTTCCACATTTCCACAAGTGATTGTTGATGATAAACACATTGGTGGATGCACCGATACAGTTCAGTATCTGAAGGAGCAGAATTTGGTTTAATGGAAAGCACTTTTCAAGAAGTTTATGGTGACGTAGAAAAAGCAATTGATCTTGCTTTTAATGGGCAGTTTGTGTTAAAATTCTATGACTATCTCAAAATTCGTGAAACAAAAAGACATGAAGTAGAGGAGTTTATTGAAAGTCCAACTGCCGCTAATATTAGTAGTGTAGTGATGGATTTGGATGAATATCTTGAAGGTGGTGCTGATAACGTACATAAACAACTTCGTGAGGCTTATGGGCACATCCGTAAGCCACAAGCAAGAAAAATTAGAAACTATTTGTACAGCATCTTAGAAGATGCCTGGAAGTACAGTTATGATAAACGACCAGGAAGGAGAAAAAAGAAAACTAAATAAAGATGATCCCCAAATTAATAGGGGAGTTGAATTACTGTTACGTAATAGGAGGAGAAAATCATTACGACCAAAGACCTTTCAAGTGAGATTTGGTAAGATGATTTCTCTCTTTCGCAGAGAGTTTCACTTTTTTATAGAATTTCACTTTGATGTCAGAAAAAAATAACTCTTTGGAGAAAAACAATGTTAGCAGTAACACTCACCATCGGAACATTGGTTTCTATAATGTTCTTTTTTGTAGGAGGTGTGGTAGGATGGTTAGCAAAAGAGCACTTCTACCAAACACAACCAATTTATACACACCCAGAGATGTTTGATGCTGCGGGCAACATCATTCCAGACGAAATTTTAGCAGTGAGATTTGAAAACGATTATGACTACGACGAAAACGAAGAAGACGACGACTGAAACTAAGATTGACGTTCTTCCATTAAACCCTTTTATTTTTGAAGTTTTAGATTTAGCATCAAAGCAAAGAAGCAATGCTAAAAAAGTTGAAGTATTAAAAACTTATGAGCATGATTCTTTGAAATCTATTTTCATTTGGAACTTTGATGATAGTGTAATCAGTCTTCTTCCCGAAGGTGACGTTCCTTATGCAAATGCAGAGGAGCAATCAGTTTACTCTGGAACTCTTTCCGAAAATCTTGCCAAGGAAGCAGAGAGTGGAATGTCTGCTACTGGTCAAGATTTGGATGGTAGAGGACGAACTTCTCTTCGCAGAGAGTACCAGAATCTTTATCACTACATTAAAGGTGGTAACAATACTCTTACGACAATTCGTAGAGAAATGATGTTTATTAATCTTCTGAGAGGACTTCATCCCAAGGAAGCAGAAGTATTGATTCTTACAAAAGATAAGAGGCTTTCGGATAAATATAAGATAACTTTGGAAAATGTTAAAGAAGCATATACTGATATTACTTGGGGAGGTCGTTCATGACAACAGCAGTTAACACGGAGAAAGATATGGCAGAACACGATAGAAAAGAAAGAAGTGTTCTGCCCTCCACTTATGGATGCGAAATCATTCTGGAAAAAACAACTGTTGAGCAGGCAAAAGATTCGTCCTTTCCAAATGATGCATATTTGATTTGGTATAATAATGGAGTTAATGATTGTATTGATTTGGTAAGAGGAACAAGAATTCGTATTTTTGACATGTACTATGACAAGTATGGTCCTGGTGCTATTCAGAAAATTGATTTTGGATATGGAAGAACAAGTCCTAGACTATGGGGATATAAACAACCAGAGAAAAAGAAAAAAGGAAGATGAGTGGGGGTTTTAAGGGGTTTGCTAAACCAGCGAATGATAGGGAGTTCAAACTTTATATTAAAAATAGAGAGGTAGATAAACTGATTAAGGAATATAAGAAACTTAAAAAATATCAAAAATCCTCCTTGTTTGAAATAGAAAAGTTATTTAATAAAGAGACTAAGATAGATAAACTACTGAATGAATATGGTATAGATCCTGAGGCAATTGAGTGATGGGAAAGCACTATCTACTCAATCTATACGGATGCTCTTTTGCTCTCCTAGATGATGAGCACTGTCTGATAGACTTGTTAGAAAACGCAGCAGTAGCAAGTGGTTCTACGGTGATTCAGACTATCTCAAAAAAGTTTGAACCACAAGGAGTGACTGTGGTGTGTTTACTCTCAGAGAGTCATATCAGCATTCACACTTGGCCTGAAGAGGGTAAGGCAGCAGTAGATGTTTATACGTGTGGAAACTGTAATCCTAAGATTGGATGCGACATCATCATCGAACAACTCTATGCGACGAATCACACTCTGAGTTATATAGAACGGTAACAAAAGTTACAAAACTGCTTGACTATATAGCATACAAGATCTATAATGATCTTACGTTCATCTGGAAACAGACGGAAGTAAGCCGACTCGGAACGGATCGTTCATCTATGGAAATCATTCTCTGGACCTGTATTGAAGCTCAAAAACTTATCAATAATGTTCGCACCTCAAAAGTGCCGGACGAGATAAAGGCAGAGCTCATTCAAATTCATAAAGAACACGCACCAAAGACCTGTAAGTTTACCATAGACGCAAAAGCCGACTGAAGGAACGCTCTTTAACCTGAACAACTAAGGAGAAAACCTAATGTCAAAAGTCGTATACCGTGGCGTTGAATACGATACCGAAAAGCGTATCGCCTACCAACAGCAAATGCAACAACAACCTCAACAATACAATGAGACCTATCGTGGGGTCAAGTTTGTAAAAGAGGGGACCAAGGGATGACAGCAACCTATCGTGGTGTGAAGTATAATACTCACACTCCGAAACTAGAATATCGTAAGTGGTATTCTGTAACACATGCTCCATCGCATCCATCAAATAAGTATCGTGGTGTTGCTTACCGTCCTTGTAACAACTGGAACTGGGAGGAGAAGAAATGAAAAAACTTAACTTCCTGCAATTGATTAAGGAGCAAAAGCAAAGAGAGGAGCGTCGTCATCAAGCACAACTAGCACAACTAGTAGGAGCAAAGTAATGGCACAAATCGTCGTATCTTTAACTGCCGCAGCAGCTCTGGGAACAATCTTACTTTCAACCTATATTCAATGGT